CAGAATTGCTAGACGAAATGATTTCACTAAGCACAGACAGAAGAAATACTGCTTTTGTTGTTGGTGATACTCCTTTTAGACTTAAAGCAGATGCAACTAGTATTACTAACTGGGCTTCTAACGCCAACAATGCTAGTGAAAACGGCGAAGATGGACTTGTTTCAAGTTCACCTTATGCGGCAGTTTACTATCCTAGTGCATTGGCAACAAACTTAGACGGAACTAACGTAGTTGTTCCTTCCTCACATGTTGCTTTAAGAACTATAGCATTTAATGATAACGTTTCTTTCCCTTGGTTTGCACCAGCAGGATACCAAAGAGGATTAGTAGACAATGCTTCAAGTGTTGGATACGTTGATCCTACTTCAGGTGAATATGTTAGTGTAACATTAAACGAAGGTCAAAGAGACACATTATATCAAAACAAAGTTAATCCAATTGCTTCCTTCCCAGGAAGAGGACTTTCAGTATTTGGTCAGAAAACTCTGAACCCAAATGCAAGTGCATTGGATAGAATTAACGTTGCTAGATTGTTAGTGTATATCAGAGAAAGACTTGATGACGTTGTTAAACCTTTATTGTTTGAACCAAACGATACTATTACTAGAGCGAAAGCGAAAGCGATTGTTGATGGATTATTAGAACAACTAGTAATTCAACGTGGATTATTTGACTTTATCACAGTTTGTGATACTACAAATAACACACCAGCAAGAATAGATAGAAACGAATTGTATATTGATATTGCTGTACAGCCTATCAAAGCAGTTGAATTTATCTATATTCCGATTAGAATTCAAAACACTTTGGGTTCAACTGGTAATTAATTTAACAGGTAAAACTTTAAGAAAGGGCTTTTTAGCCCTTTCTTTTTGACTCTAATTAAAGTACCTTTTAATTTTTTTCGTACTGATTTGATAAATAAGTAGTAACATTAAACCGAATACAATTATTTTGGTTATATGGTTTAGGAGAAATAAAAATGGCAGAAGAAATAGTAAAAACCAAAAGTAAATTTGGCGTACCATTTGAATCTAACGACGGCGCAGGTATTTTAATGCCTAAACTAAAATTTAGATTTAGAGTCAAGTTTACAAATAATTTTGGCGAAGGCGGCAGAGGATTAGAACTTGCACAAAACGTTATGAACGTTACAAGACCTAAAGTTGCCTACGAGGAAGTTACAATTGATAGTTATAATTCTAGAGTCTATGTTGCCGGTAAACATGCTTGGGAACCAATCACAGTTGTTTTAAGAGATGATATTAGAAACTCTATAACAAAACAAGTTGGTGCTCAAAATATGAAACAGTTAAACCACTTCGAACAAAAGAGTCCAATTGCAGGTTCTGACTATAAATTTGATATGACAGTAGAAATACTAGATGGTCAAACAGCAGATGCAACAGAATACTGGAGTTTGGAAGGTTGTTTCTTAACAAATACCGATTACAGTGATTCAGACTATGCAACTAGTGAACCAGTTCAGGTAACTATGACAATTAGATATGACAATGCTATTCACGTATCAGGTGATAGTGGTGCAGTTACTGACTTGGAAAGCGGATTATTCCCAGTACAAGACTTAGGTAATGCTACCGACATGGCATAATCTAATTTTTTAATTATGCGTCGAGGTAATTAGATGAGTACACCTACAAATCTTAAAGATGCGATAGCTCAAAATGCTCTTCAGGGACAATATGTCCCTGATTGGCTCTATGACGTCATGGCATTAAAGAAAGGCTTATACAATGGTATGGTCGTCGACTCATTTGATCCTAGAGGTGGCAACTCAGGTGCATTTTATCAAGACTTCAAAAATGCAGAAAGGTTCAAACCATCAAACACCCCTGTACGTCAAAAGTTCAATGGTTATGTCAACTTTAACTTTAATCCAAAAGTACAAGTTGATTTTTTAAATGATGTAGAATTCCAAAACAGACTAAGCAGTATGGTAAAGACTTCAACTATACCTTCTGCAGAGTTTGCCGTAGATACAAAAAATCAATATAACAGAAAACGTTTAACAGTAAGTGCTGTTGATTACAAGCCTGTAACTGTATCTGTTTATGATACTACAGATAGTCTTTGGGTAATTATGTTGATGAGAATGTATTCTCATTTATTTACAAATCCCACAAATTTATATGACATTGATACTAGTGGTGAAAATCCATCAAGTACAAAGAAAAATATAAAATATGATGTTGTACCTGAAGCAGTACCATCAGGCGATGGAGAAGGAACGTCAGGTAGTTTTAATAGACCGTTTGATAGTAACTCCTCAGGTTTAAATTTACAACCAGGCGATGAAAGAAACTTTATTACTAGTATAGATATAGTACAGTATCACGGTCAAAAAGTTATTAAGTATACATTATTTAATCCTATGATTACTAGTTTTGAAATAGACGGTTTAGATTATTCCGATTCTGGTGCTAATATGATTAACCTTAATATTATGTACGAAAACTTTACAATAGACCCAAATGTTAATTCTTGGATTAGTGAAGATGACCTAAAAAGATTTTCAGCATCAAACAAAGCAAACTGGAAATTACTGAGAGAAGGTCGTAAAAGTGAATTCCCAACTGGAGGAACTACTTTATATCCAGAAGAACTTAAAGAACGCGGCATAGGATTTTTAAATAATGTTGGTAGAAGAGAACAAGTTAATTTCCTTGATTCATTTGGCGCAGGTGATACAGAGCAAGTACCAAGTAATCAAGCATCAGCAGATTCACAACAACAAGATCCTATTGTATATGGCGCAGGTGGAAGAAGAATATAATGAGTACTTCTTTATACGAAACATTTGGTAATGAAGTTAATTACGAAATTAGAAAAGACAAACTAGTCAAATTTTTAGAAAACAGCACAATAAACTTTCCTTTACCAGAAGCAAGTGTAGAAATATTAACCACTATGCTTGGTAAAGAACAAAATACAGGAATGAATGCTGATGAAATTGATATGGTCTTTAACAGACTTACAAGCATTGGATTCAACGAAAAAACTGCAACAACATTAGCAGTAGCATTAATACAAATTGCAAAAAAACAAGGTGTTCATCCTATTGAATACTTCGAACTTAATGAAAGTTCTATCACATTAGCGGAAAATACATATAAAGCCATAAATAATATAAGACCTAAAGGCAATCTTATTGGTTTGACAGTTGGTAAAACTAACAAACAAAGTAAGATAGCAAATATAATTAGACCTTAGGAGAAAATATACATGGCGTCTCGATATTCGCAAGGATTATTTCAACCTCAGAACCCAGACAAGTACGTTGGCGGTACAATGCCCTTTGCTAGAAGCAGTTGGGAGACAAAATTTATGCAATTTTGCGATAGCCATCCTAATATACTAAAATGGGCAAGTGAAAATGTAAAGATTCCTTACAGACATCCTATGACAGGTAAGATTACAAACTATGTACCTGACTTTATGGTACAGTATCAAGATAAAAATGGCAAAACATTAATTGAGCTCATAGAAATCAAACCTAAAAGCCAGACAGTTATAGAAAATGCAAGAGGCAGAGGGGATAAACTTGCAACAATGGTCAATGCCGCCAAATGGACAGCGGCACAAGAGTGGTGCAAAGCAAAAGGCATACATTTTAAGGTTATAACAGAAGAACAGATTTTTAATAAACCAAAACGTACTACAAAGCCTAGAAAAAAATCTAGATAGTAATGAGTGATTACTTAGACCTTCCTAAATTTCAGTTGCATAACATATTAGACTGCAATCATAATACACCCAAACTATTTAATCACACATATGGAAGATTTGTTCCATTTTATATAAAAGATATTTTGTATTGCTATATTCCTATACCAAAATGTGCAACACAAGATACCCAACGTGCCCTATGGGAACACCCAGAAGTTGATACAGCAGGTGAAATGTTTCCTTCTAAATTAAAAGAAGCACGTTGGTTTTGTGGACACAGGGAAATACATCAACGTTTGGGTTCAGCATACGTGAGTTGGAAAACACACGTGAATAGTTTAGGTATAAATCCAATACCCTTTCAAGATTTATTAAAGAAACCTGAACTTTGGGACGAACATATACAACCTCAAGAGTCATTTTTACAAATATTTAAAGATATGCATATAGAGTATACAACATTAGTTGTTGATAGCGAACAACCAGAACTATATAGTAGAGCATTATCAAATTTTTTGAATATAGATATTACAATAGGTAAATAGTAGCATGACTAAGAAGTTAGAAGAAGAGTTTAACCTACCACCCATCGAAGATGTAGAAGATAAACCTACAGAAAAAGAAATCGTAGAAGTTATTGATGTCGAAGATGTGGAAAAAGCATTAACTACAGCAGAAAAAATAGATAATGCTCTTCGTAATGTAAAAGGCTTAGACGAACATGATACTAACATGGATGATATTGCTCAACAGGCAGTAGATAGTTACCAACAACTTATGAATTTAGGTATGAATGTTAGTGATAGAGATGCAGGTAGCATATTTGATAGTGCGGCTAAGATGTTAAAAACAGCCTTAGATGCAAAAGACAGTAAAATTAATTCTAAACTAAAACAAATTGATATGATGATTAAGAAAGCAAGATTAGATTCTAATGCAGGTTCTTATGATGACGGTACTTCCGGCCCACAAGCGGCTTTGGACAGAAATGAATTACTTAAAATTATCAATACTAAAGAAGATTAATTAGGTCTTACCCATTCACCGTTTCTAAATACAGCAAGTTCCCCTTTATTACATAATGTATATTCGCCTTCTTTGGGATTTTGTGGTTCTCTAACTCTTATGCACATACTTTTATTTATAAATAATTTGATAAATATGATAAATAAGTGTAACAGGAGTTTTAAACTATGAAAGACTTAAAAGAATTAATTAACGAATCTTTTAGCAAAGAGTATGGCTATAGAATTAAGTTAGCAAGAGATTGTAGTGCAGATGACTTATCTAAATTAGAGTCAGCCCTTGCAAAGTATAACTTAGTTAGTGCTACTCCTTGGAAAAGATTACCAATACAAGAAAATCCAATAGAGTTTAAGAGACTTAAAGGATTGAGTGTTACATCAGAAGTATGCAGTACAGATGTAGTACTAAAATATCCAGTAAATGAAAGAATTTTAGAAGTTTACGTTGCAGTTGCTTGTGGTTGTGACCACGAAAGAGTAATTGTTATGGGTGTTGACAATCCAAAAAGGATTGAAAGTGAAATGGCAGAAGAAAGACTTGCTAACGATAAAGATAGACAAGTAGAAGTGCCAGAAGCAGTACTAGATGAAGTAGATAGTTCAGCAGACCAAGACCATTATGAAGCACAACAGGATGGAATTGCAGATGGACCTTTATTTGGTGAAGAATATAATCAAAAGTTCCTAGCAGAACTAGAAAAAATTAAAGCAGAAAAAGGTGCAGACTACTTCCGTAACTATCCTAGCAAAGATGGTATAATGGGTGATGACCTACAAGCAATGCATGATAATATTACAGGCAAAGCACACGGTGGATTGGCCCCAGAAGCCAAACATGCAGATGTAATTTCACAATCATCGAGACGTAACTAGGATTTATTATGGACAATATAGAACT